CTTCATTAAGACCCATTCCTTCGTCACCGAGCTTAATAATGTACTCCTCATCATCAACATTCAAAGAAATTTTATCACCTTCTTTTTTAACGACAATACCATCATCAGGCTTCATAGCTCTGAAAACTTTAAGTACTTCAGCGTCAGAAGCTGATGTCATATCAAGAACATCTTCTTCATCTTCTGCACCCATTTCATCTTCATCACCCATTTCGTCATCAGCAGGCATTTCCTCGTCATCCGCAGGTATTTCTTCTTCATCATCAGCGCCCATTTCATCTTCACCTTCTTCGTCAGATTCAGGTTCATCTGCAATTTCGTCTGATTCTTCGTCATCTGTTGGAGTTTCTTCATCACCAATTTCTGGTACATCTTGTTCTTCAACTTCAGGAGATTCATTATTCCCCTCGTCTTCTGATTCTTTAAGCAAATCATTTAGTTCTTGTTTCATTGTAGAAGCAAGTATACCCTTTGCATTTTGCTTAACTGCTTCTTCAAGAGTCTGTACTTGAAGTAAAGCTTGTTCTAAAATAGATTTTTGACTCATCGTATTTTTTAAATGTTTTATTATCCTATAAATACATTGATTTTAGAAAAAATTACTTTTCTTGTATATCAAAACGGATAAAAATTATTATTTGGATAAAAAACTATCTAGTTTACCCATTAAAGACTTCATCTTGTTCATACCTTCATCAGATTTTTCTTCAATAGATTCTTGATATTTGTCCCTGTCAGATAAATCAGGGAATACGTACGCACCTGGTGTCGATGGGGATGACACCAAATCAAAACAAACAAGTTCAAAATCTTCTTGTACTATGTTTTGACCCTTTACATTCTTTAATGAACCAACACCTCTTGAAGAGATACCCAAAGTAGCTCCGTTCATAATTAACATTGCTGCTTGGTCCCCTTTTGTGGAAACAATTCCCATCTTTCTCCAACCCGGTGAAGTGAAAAGTTTAATCTTACCCATAAGCATCTTACCATCCCAAAAAGTTTCAAGAATTGAATGGGAAACCCTATCTAAATCGATAAGTGAAGATGATGGATGATTTAGTTCGTTTAATGCACCACCCTTTTTGATAAGTGTTTGATATTTTTCGTTTTCTCTTTTCAGTAACATTTCAGGATAAATCCTTCCGTTCTTATTTGGAGTGTCGAATTTTTGTAAAACAGCATATAGAATAATGTCCTGAGAAAAATCAAGTTCTCTCATTTCCTTAATGATTTGCTTGTTTTCTTCAGGTGATATATGTCCGGCGTCGTACTCTATTAAGATTCCTTTACCTGTTTCGTGAGTAAACAGATTTTTGTCTTTTAGATTAGTATCAACGATGTGTTCAGATAAATCTTTAATTCTACTCTTTACCTTCTTATCGCGAATGTCAAAATGATTTTTAACAAATAATGTTATCTCTAAATTCATAAATGACTTCTTTTCGAGTTTGATTCCCTTAGTTCTAATGTCTAAATCAACTATATTTTCTTTTCTGAATAAGTCATTATCTAAACAATAGATATAGTTTTTAATTTCTCTACGTGATTTTGAAATTATCACATCGAAGTCTTTAGTATCGGTTTCAGGCAAAAGCCAAGAATTTAATTTTATATATATGGTTTTTAGGTTTTTGTAATCTACAGTTCCATATCCGATTTTTACATTACCATAGTGTCCCAGTGGTATAAATTTTCCGGTTTTCATTAATTTTGTTCATATTATAATATCTTATGGTTATATTTAAAATATAATGAAAAATTCTGGTAAATCCAAAATATATTTATAAAATATAAATTAATAACAAATGATTATAATCGAAGTAAAGGGAGAGCGAGGAATTGAGTTTGCGTTAAGAACGTACAAACAAAAAGTTCAAAAAACTAAGCAAATCCAAAAATTAAGAGAAAGGGAAGAGTTTGTAAAACCCTCCGTTAAAAAACGTAAAGAAAAACTCAAAGCTATCTATTCAGAGAAAATAAAAAATGGTCTTAATTAAGACCATTTTTTAATTCTTTAAGTTTGAAATAATTAATTTTACTAAATGTCATTTTGTTAACCTCGTCTTGAACTTGTGTTAACTTCTTTGAAAGGTCTTGGTCTGAATTTTCAGTTAAAATCTTGGATACTTGGTCTAAAACATTTTCTTTTAATTCTGACATATTCTTATCTAAATCTTCTTGATTCATAGAAAGAATATTTTTTAATTCTTCTTTTTGTTCTTCGTTTAGGTTGTTTGAATATAAAACGTTAAAATTATTAACTAATACTGCGTGCAGTAAAGATTCATTTACAACAACATCTGATGACAAGTCTTCGTTTGTTTGTTTAGAAGTCGTTAAATGACCAACTAATTTTTTCTTAGAAAGAACCTTCTTATCAATATTCGATAAGTTATCTTCTTCTAATAACGTATCAAGACTTGAGTAAACTTCATTTTCGTTTATCTCGATGTCATTTAATTTCGTATTCAATTTATTACAAAAATCAGATATATTTTTTGATTTGTTCTTTAGAATTGAATTCAATTCTTCCACATATAATTTTGCGGTGTCCCTATCTTCAAAATATTTGTTTTCGATTTCTTCGTAAAAAAGATATAACTCTTTAAAATCCTTATTCTCTTTAATCATTTTAAGGATTTCCTTCATCTCAGTTTTATTCTGATTTGAATATGATTCTGTGAGTTTCTTTAATATCTTAGTTTTTAAAACCCCAAATTTACTCATTGTTAGTCGTTTAGTAAGTTGTTTAATTTATTTTCTATTTCATAAATATTCTGTTGTGCTTTATTAATGTCAAATAGGTCCTCCAATTTTTCATCTTTATCACCCAACATAGATAATATCTTCTCTTTTCTTGATTCACTCAATGGTGCAGCTTCACCACCCGGAGGTGCAGCTTCAGCTCCAAGGGCGGCTCCTCCACCCATATCCATTCCCGGAGCAGCTCCCGCTTCAGCTCCACCTGCAGCACCTGCGGCTTCCAATTTCTCTCTTTCTTCTTCAGGAATACCATACTTAGCATCTACCTCGTCAAATACACCCGAACGTTTAATGATTGTTGCAGTTGCAGCCAATTCACCACCAATAGCTCTTTCAAGTCTTTGTTGTTGTAAATCAAGTATAACTTCATTATCACTAAATCCGAGAATATTCTTCTTAGCCCAAGTATGTGAAACAGGTAAGATACCAAGTTGTGATTGGTCAGATGTGGCGTCTTTATAAAGAGTAATCTTTTCTTTCCATTGCTCAATCTTAAGTAAATCAGACTGAGATGATGGGTTAGTTAGTGATAAACTAAAATTATGTAATTCGTCCTCTAAACCTAAAAGATATAAATGAATTAATGCAATTTTATTTAATTCTTGAATTAATGATTTCTGTATTCTATTAATGGTTCTTGCAAAACGAATATCCATTAACGCTAAATTCTTACCATCACCAACAACCTCTTCAAATCCTAAAAACGCTTTTGGGATACGAAGTGCTGCTAACATCTTTTTTTGAATATACTCAATATCAGCGATTTCACCTAAATTGGCTGCTCCCGCTAATGTTTCGATTGGGTTAGTTTGAGCGGGGTCACGAACAGGTATGAAATAATCTTGGTCTACCGCCATTTGATTATATCTCATATCCACTTGACCATTTTTTTGGTCAACTACAGTGTCCCTTTTAAATTTATTTGCTACACGTTGTACGTATGGTTCAATGTCCTTATCATCCATATTACCAACGAACACTCTAAATACACGTCTTTCAGGTGCGCTTGATGTTCTATAAATTAACATTGCATCTTCAGCAAGTAAAAGTTGTTTCCAAATTCTTCTAATCTTATCTAACATAGAAGTACCATACGGTAACTTCCTATCATCACCTAAAATTCTAAAATGAGCTATTTCCCAAGCTTGGAATTCCATATCCTTGTTCTTCCAACTAAATCTTAATTCTCTTGTTGGTAATTTACTATCTTGAGGGACAGGGGCTAAATTTTTTCCAGAAGCACTCGAACCTTCAATTCTATCAATTTCAATGTTCGGTAATTGTTGACATCCAACGACTCCTTTTTCAGGGTCTACTTTTAGATAAACAAAATCATCACCATACTTACACATACCTCTTGCCCACATTTGTAGGTTGGTGTTTATGTCTAATTTTTCTTTAAATAAATCCTCTAAAATTGCTTTGATTCTTTTTGATTCAGAATATACGGTAAGTATCTCACCCTTTTCTGACATTGTTGTAGACTCTTCAGCATAAATGTCTAAAGCCGCAGATATTTCCGGAGTAAACTCCATTGATTCATAATCATAATATGCTGACAACCTATTAGGTTCATAATAAACAGACTGTTGATATAATGATTGGTCAAGTTTAGTCCATTTATCTGCAATGTAGGTCGATTGTTGAGCCTGCAACAACGCCTTTTCGTACTCTTCTTTACTATCAGTTTTTAGTAATTCATCTTTTGAAAACGTAAAGGAAGGTGGTTCTTCTTTTGTTTTACCCTGAAAACCAAATACTTTAGTAAGTTTTTGAAATATTGTTAAATTATTCTCGGCCATATCTATAAATACTATTTCTATTTAATCTACACTTAATTATTGGAAAAATAAAGAGGTTACTTACGTTTACCGAATAACCAACTGTATTCATTGTATGAATTTTTACTTGGTGTACTCTGTTGTGAACTGCCACCGAATGACATAGAACCCACCGGGTCAAAAGTGGTTCCATATGAATAAAACGACTTATTTGCTTCATATGTCCTTTCAGATAACACCCAAGAATCTAACATTGCCTTGTTTTGTGCGTCAGTTCTTTGTAATTGATTGAAACATATATCACCAGCATATAATGCCATAGACATACTCATAATTGCATCATCGTGAGCACCTTTCATATGGTCAGGTCTACCATTCATATAAACGAAAGTATTAAGTTCGTTTAGTAGTCTTGATGACCTTACCATAAATCCTTTCCTTAATTGTTCCTCGAAAGCTGCAACAATTTGTGTTCTTTTATTGTTGAAGTTTAAACCGGGTATCTTATCCATTGCTTTCTTATTATACTCCCATATATTTTGAGTATTAATACCATCAATGTAAAGATTTTTATAATTCAATTCCTGTAATTTTCTTGATGTTGCAACCCCCATACCTCCTGTAATATCCACCACAATGAATGCATTATACAACACACCCCATTTATAGGCAATTGCTGCTAAATCATCTGGAGGTATTTTACCAATATATTCTGCAACTTGTTCTCTTTCATCAAAATCAATAATATTGATGGAGGAGAAATCCTCACTATCCCCTCTACTCACGTCCACACCCATAATGTAACGATGGTCTTGTACTGGTTCCTTCCAATGCCAAAAAGTTCCTTGCATATACTTCTCAAATGGAACTCTAATCATATTCTTGGCAATATTCTCTTGAATGTCACCAGGAATTACACCATCTCCCGAACCTAAGAAGTCACACTCCAATTCCTGTGCAATCTTACGTCTATCGTATTTGAATTTTTTAGACATAGATTCAAACCAAGATGAAAATGGTTTATAACCATCTTCTTCTATTTTTCGGTAGTTACTCATATCGAATTCACGAAGTACTACCTCATCATCATTGTATTGTTCTCTATTCAACATATAATGACATATGTCATTACATTTTACCCATACTAAGTCCTTTGTATAACGAGGGTCTTTAAACCATCTTAAATCGGTTATATGGAAGTCGTTTAATCCACGTAATGATTGGTCATAAACACCATAATATATCGGGTCATATCCATTTGGGGTTGAGATTAGAATAATCTTACCACCCGTAGATAATGACGCCATAGATGCCGCCCAAAAGTCTTCACCCGCTTCAATGTATGCAGCTTCGTCAAATACAAGTACTGTTGGTGTATAACCACGTAACGCATCCGCGGATGTTGCTACGGCTTTTACCTCACATCCGTTATTTAATCTAAATCTACTTT